ACACCCTCGATATTGGCGGGTAGCTGTACTCGCTCCAATTCGGTATAATTGTTTCAAGAACGGCCTTGATAACGTGAATAGCTGCTTCCTCTATATCCTCTCCTATGCTGTCGAAGATACCCATGGACTGTTCTGTCTTAATCTCAACCTCTCCCTTTGTTATGTTGCTGCGCTGTCCTGGGAGCCCTGCCACAAACTGATTGATGAATGAGCCGTTTTCCCGCTTGCTGTCGTAATATTGGAGGATTGCAAGTACCTCGTCCGTGTTCCTGCCCTGAACGTAGGCATCACGAATAATCTCTCCGGTCAATGGTGCATTTTCAGCCCTGAATATCGGTTTTCCAGGTTCAATAATTACGTCGGTTGGGTCTTCCATGAGAAAACGGTTGATCTCCCGTATCCGGTTGACGCGCCAGTTAAGATCATCAATGTGTAGGCTCATGAGATTGCATGACATGAGCCACAGAAACAGGCTTGACTCAACTAATCCGTGGCCTTCGAAAGCAAACATATCTGGCATGGGGGAAAACGATACACCTGGCCAGCGTAGCGTAGGATACGGCGAAGGTTCCGGGTTGAGAATAAGCACATCACCGGCAACCATGAAACGTGCGTTGGGTAGTAGCATATTGCCCTGCTTGTCAAGTACCACGCCCCACTGTTCGATAACCTTCACGGACTGTCGGTAGGTATTCCGTTGATGGTACTGCCCTTTCCGTCTTGCCCTCTTTTCCTGGCTCTCTCCTGCAGGCCATTGGTTCTCTGAGGCTGTCACATCTTCAAGCCTGACATAGCGCCCATTCTCTCCCAATGCCTTTACTCTCCACAAGTCCAGCCATTCCGTGTGAATCCAATAGTTTCCACTCCACGGATCGCGGGGGCTTGCATCAGGATCGCGGTGTATCTGCCAGGGAGGTACAAGGTCGAAGGTCAATCCAACTCCATCTTCCCAACGAGGGATGATCTCATGAGATTGCCCGATAGCGAAGCCTAACTCGCAAGCATCACTAAACTTGGTCCCGAATTTCCCGTGTTGCTGGTTGAGCCAAAAGGTTAAGAGCTCTCGGTTGAATTGTGCGGTTATTGCGTCATCATCGCCCTGGGGGTCTACGTTGAACCAATCGGGCTGACGAAATGCCTTCCTGACAATAGCGGTAGCCTGCTTGACAACGGCCATCATGTCACCTGTTATGACTTTGGCCTGCCAATCCTGCTTATTGCTGTAATCTATCTTGGCCCGGTATGCCTTGTAGCACTCATCCCAGAGATAGCGTATGTCATGGGTGGCCTTCTCACTCTCTTTTATGCATTCGTGGCAATATTCCACATACATATCGGGGTTTTCATCCCCATACGCCGTAGCCGCTTCTTTGCGTTCCTCAAGTTCCTTCGGGTCGGTGATTAACTCAGGGTCTTGCTGTTTACGCCTTGCCATTTATCCCGCTCCAATTTATGCGATCGTAATTCCTGCGATATAATTCCGTGTTCCCAAGGTGCCCCTTGCACTCAGCACACTTACAAACTCCGTTGTGTGGTGTCTGGTTGTGATTGCCTTCGAAGGTCGAGCCACAACCACAGCAAGCCCAGCGCTCCTGGTCCTTGCGCCGTTCCTTGCCTCTGAACACCTGTATCCATTTACTCATCGGATAACACCTCGTAATTTGGGGTTGTAAGCGTATGAAGCCCCTAACCTTGGCACTGGCTTCGTAATACTGCTCGCTCTGCCTCGATAACCTACAGCAAAAGTTCTGAAAGCATCTGATGCATGGCTCGCCCAATCATGTTTCGGACGTGGCGCCAGTACCTTCTTTTCCTCGTCATATTCAGCTTTGTAACTTTCAAGCGCCGATATACCTGGCTGGCATTTAACTTCATCAAAATAACATTGCCCTAAAATATTCCTTACGGCTGGAATATGTACCTGAATAATCAAATCAATGTTTTTAGCTCGCTCTACAACCAGAATTGGCTTAATACCTAAGTTCTGTGCCACTTCACGCCTGCTCTTTGCTATCACTCCGCTTGACATTTCCCGCCCTTCTGCGTCATGCGGCATGTAGTGATTGCCATACACATAGGGTTTCTCTTTCAATACCTTGGCATAATGCTCAAGGCCGTAACCAGTTGATTCGTAATAATCGATGAAGTGATATTCCTGCCCGATGTGCTGCATGAACCAGATCGTCATAGAGTCGTCTACGCCCAAATCCCAAAAAGTATCAACCTCCTGGCCTGTTTGATGTGGTACGCTGCAAATCCTCTTATCCTTCCGGGCTTGTGCCATTTGCTTGGCATAATAGGAGCCATAAACAGCGCCCTCAAACGAACACTCATACTCCTGAAGATAAAGCATTTCGCCCATTTCCGGGCCATACATCCTGATATACTCCTGCTTTATATTCTCAATCTGCTCTGCATTAAATACGGGGGTATCATGTGCGGTAAGCAGTTGTCCAAACCAACCTGGCGTAACTCTCGCATAATCATAGGTTGTTTTACCATGATTGTTTCCCCTGGAAGTGTAGATAAATAAAGCGAATCCATTGTTTTCTTCAAGAATTGGTGCAAGATATGCCCATGCAAGAGGCGAGGCCAAAGCCCACTCCGAAAAGACAATACCAACAGGGGGAGAACCTACCAGCGAGTTATAATTATCAGAGCCTACGAGCTGCCATGTTGAGCCATTCTTAAACTCAATGGCCATGTCGTCTTCGCGGGTTTTCTTCCTGATCTCAAGAGGAAACGCATCATCAATTCTTTTCTTGTTTGTCCGTGGGTTTACAGCCGTCCAGATAACTTTCCTGGCCTGCTTATATTCTGGAAGCATGTGCCAATAGTTGCCGATACGTTGTGCTGCCTGCGTTGCAGTAAAATGCAGGGCAACATCATCCTTGCCCCATCGTCTATGTGCTACTTCGACGGCTCGCTTTCCGCCGTTTTCAAGATAAGTCCAGAGTGCAAGTTGATCTGCCCTTGGTATCCAGTTATTTGGGAGTCTAATCTTTTGCGCCAAACTTAACAACCTCCACGATTATATCTCCTGATATATCGAGCTTATCCCGTAAATGGCCCTTGAGTTTTAATCCTGTTTCGATGTATTTGTGGCGGGTAGGAAAATCATCAACGTCTATAAAATCCTTAGACATTGAATCGGCATCTTTCATGCCTTCGCCGTTCTTGGCGATCACCGTAGCTGAGATCACCTTGGTTGCTTTTGTCCCTTCGAGAAGTCCTTGGAGAAGATAATCATCCGTAAGTCCTTTCTTTTCCATGAGTTCTTGTAATGTTTCCTGAATCCGACTTTCACCGACCTTCTTCGCAGCTTTCCCCTCTGCGGTTTCTTTGCTATAACCTGCTGTTTTCATTGCGGCTGTTGGGGTTTGTCCTGCGACAAGGGCTTTGATGAGTTTCCGTTCTCGAATTGTTAAAGGTTTCTTCTTCTGCTTCTTCTTAGGGGTTGGTGCTCCCATAAATCATAAAAACCACATTATTACCCCTGTGTCAATAGAAATCTTTACAGTAATAATGCCCGATCTCGCAATTATACTCTTGGTCGGGCTCCAAGGAGGCAAGGAGAGGGTGTGCTAACCCTGGCGATTGCGAGTGCGCCGAACATGAAAAAGCGCGAGGTGCTCATTAAACTTCCTGAATATATAACTTGATGCCTGCTACCTCAGCATACTTCTTTGTTGCCAATAACACGCTTATCTGTGAGTCATTATCGAAAAGAATACCAGACACGCTATCTAATAATGCTTTTATAAGGTTGTCAATATCAGGCTTCTTTTCGTGGTAATGTGGTGCATCCTTCTTGAGCCCTTTGGCGTTATAGTGTGCCTTGGGTCGAGGCATACAAAAATCAACCGTCATAGTCAAGGGCCCTTGCATCTTAACCGGATGTGCATCCATGACCTGATACTTGATGTCCAGCTTGTAACCCTTTGATGTTTCAGGATCGTATGTGCCTACAAAGTTACCTCGCCTGTAAAACCGTGGTCTTGCCTGTCCTGCCGGAACTGTGCTAATCCAGAACTCTTGTCTCATTTATGCCTCCAAATTATTCTTACCCTGTGAGGATATTCACGGCAAATATTCCGAGTATCCTCTAAAATATCGCTCAATATTGGTTCATCGCATGGCTTTTTAACCCTCTTAGGTTTACCTAATTCATTATTTTCTTTATATTTTTTTAGTTCTTCCTGATATTTCTCGTAATTCTTGACTTGTTTTCCCCATGATACATAATCTCTTTGATATGCCTTATTTGCCTTTATATTTATTTCTTCCGTCACAATGCTTTTAAATTCCTTTAATGCATTGCTTACATTGTCTGCTTTAATAACCCTGCTTTTATATTTTCCTTTATGTAACAGCATAGATATAAACAAAAAATGTCTCATCTTACCTC